CAAGTAGTTGTAGGCCGTGTGTTAAATGTCTACTTTTATCTTCGTTTCTTTCTCTAAATTGTAAATTATGTTTCATGCTGCTTTCCTTTTTTGACGTTTCATTGCTTTATCGACAAGCTCTGTAATCTGCATACCAGCAGACCTATTATTTAATTGTGCTAGCTTTTGTAATTGCTGATAAGTGGATAGTCGTACGGCTACTGATTTAAATTTTAATATGTTCATAATGCTTTTTTCATCCTTACTTCTGTTTCTTCGTGTTGTATGGCCTCGACATCTCCGAGATCAAAGTTCATTTGTTTTGGTTCGTGAGCCACGGGCGGTGTATATTTACGGCCAGAATTTTTAGCCATGTTTCTCCATATTTCTCCATATTCACGGTAATGTTGCGCCATTGCTTCATCCCCTATAAGAGTAGCGTCTTTCGCTCTCATGTACGCAAGTTTAGAACGAGTTAAACGAGTGCCTAATCGAAAGCCCTCCTTAAAACACGCTTCATATTCTTTTTTTAATATAGTCATACTTTCTCCTTGTTATTTCTAACTGGGACTATAAGTAATTAAATGGGAGTGTCAATAGGAAATCGATTAAATTCTATACAATGAGATTTTATCCAGTACGCTTGCTTTGTAAGCTGTTCTATGCGTTTTGACATGATATTTTCTTGTATAACTATCGCATTTTGGCATTTCTCGATGCTGTCATAAATAGCACCGTTATACCCTATGGTTGGTTTGCCATTAACAGAAATAAGAGTAAGTAAAAAAAATACTTTAAGCACCTGCATCGCCCCAGCTTTCGCCGAGTTCAACATCAACTTTACTTGGTACTAACAACTCAACACAATTTTCCATAATATCTTTGATGTTAGCACTATCCTTTTCACTTGCAATAGAAAAATCTAATTCATCGTGTACTTGTATGTGAGCCGTGTACCCTTCTTTGTGTAAATCTACCATCGCTTGCTTAGTTTGATCCGCAGCTGAACCCTGTATTAATCTGTTTAAAGCTTTATATGTCCAGGCACGTTTAATCATACTTTCGCCACCATATTCGTTTTTTGCTTCTTTAAACGGCAATGCTTTGGATCCCCATTCATTACTTGGTTCCCATAATTCAAAACGACATTTACGCCCTAGTAAAGTTCGAAGATAACCTTTACTCCCCGCCTTGTTCATTGTGTCATTCATTAATTTTTTAACAAAAGGAACTCGTTCGTGGTAAGCGGTCAACAGTTCGGTAGCCGTCTCCAAATCAACACCTAGCTGCGACATGAGTTTACCTTTTCCCATTCCATAAAATAATCCTAAGTTAATTGTCTTGGCTTGCTTACGACCAATGTCTGCCATGTCAGCAACCAATTGATGAAAGTCTGTTGTATCGTCTTCTTGATACGCTTCAACAAATTTGGAAGCTCCTGTAAAACTTTTTATAGAAGCATAGTGGGCAATGAGCCGTGGTTCTTGTTGCGAATAATCAAAGATACCCCATTGATGATTTTTCTCAGGAATAAATAGAGATCTAATCATGGGCCCAATAATTTGATTTCGTGCAGGTATTTGTTGTAAGTTTGGATTAGAATAACTAAATCTTCCTGTTACCGTTCCTCCTTGGTCGGATCGCATTTGGTGGATCTCAGCATGAATCCTCCCTCGGTGCGAGTGCTTGAGGATACTGTCAATAAATGTGGTTCTCGCTTTATTAATCTCTCTGGCTTTGACCACCATCTGCGCCAAAGGAGAATCATGACTTGATAAAAAGTTTTTATCGAAGCTTGGCTTTCCTGTTTCAGTGCGATTGTAAGGAATTGATAATGCATCAAATGCTTTCGCCACGCTAGTCGCAGCCCAGATCTCCACAGATGTACCTGCAAGTTTCTTAATGGATTGTAAAAGTTTTTTCTCTTGTTCTTGTAAATCATTTTTTATTACCTCCGCTTTGTCAAGATTAATTCTAACACCTTTGCGTTTCATTTCAAATAACACAGGAAACAAATCAGTTTCTAATGCAAAAATATTTACTAAGTTTTGCGCAGTTATTTCTTTTTTTAAATGATGCCACAAGCGTAGTGTTACGGCAGCGTCTTGCTCTGCATAAGTTCCAACGTGTGAGGCTGGAAGCTTCCATAAATCCGCTTTTGGATCTAAGCCCCACATTTTTGCCGCCTCTCGTAGCTGGGTTTCCGATTTAGACTCTTGTAGATAATCCTTTGCTAATGAGTTTAGGTCAAATCGAAACCTGTTTTCGTCCACTATAGGAGCAGCAATTAAAGTGTCTATTATTTTTCCCTTGATGTCAATATCCATTGTTGTTAACCAACCAACATCATAGAACGCATTATGAAATATATAGTTGACAGACTCGTACGAGCACTGCTTACGCAACCACCTGGTAACTAACTCTTTATCCATATTGGGCGGTGTTTCGTGGGCTATGGGGTAGTATGCTTCCCACCCGTCCACTGCTATAGCAATCCCTACTACTTCACCATTTTTACGAAAATAACCAGGGCCTGCATCTTTAATGCCAGGATCTCGTGTCTCTAAATCAATAGCTATTTCATCATAACCTGACAAGTCAGGAAAGGTATCAGGTTGTACCCATTCACTGGGCATGCGGTGTACTTTAGGAAACCAATTAGGGGCTTGTTTCATTTTTTGCCTTTATGTATTCAGATGTTAATCTTCCTTTTCTCTCGCCTTCTGATTCAAACGATTGATTCTTTTTATTTGTTCTTGATTCTATCTCTCCTGCTATAGTGGCGTAAGCTGCCATATCAATATAGCTATCTTTTTTATGTTGGTTCATGAGCCGTGCAACTTTTACCAAGGCCATACAAATAGCAACATCGTGCGGTGTAACTTTAGTCTTTAAAAATATAGACCAGAAGTTCGCAATGTTTTCGTGGTTCGTGAGTTTGTCTCCGTAGTCCTTTTGTCTATCGCCACCAATAAGTTTCTTTGCTTCATCCAACAAGTCCTGCGATATCATGCACAACTCCTCTCATGAAAAAATATAGGTTCATATTCATACTGACCTTCGGTACGGTGAACGATATGTAATTCTTTTTTCGCTCTTGTCGCTCCAACATAAAATACTCTTGCTTCATCATCTTTACCTTGCTGTGTTTCTGTAGATGATTTGTAAGGACCATAGGATAAATCTGTTATCAACATAACATTATCTCTCTCACCACCTTTGCTTGCGTGTATGGTAGATACTTCAATACGAGGTTCAGCATCAAGTTTATTTCCAGAACGCATAATTGATCGAAGGTAAGGAATTCTTTTACGAAGTCCTTTTCCATTTAACATATCATACCACGCTATCTCTTTCACACTTGCTGTCCTTGTACTTGATAACTTAATTTCTTCTCTTAACCCATATTGTTTAATAAGAGTATCTAAATCGTAAAAACCTTCTGGCTGCCCTTTAAAGACGCCGTAGTTTCTTTTAATCCTGGTGCTATCCATGTGATGATAAATAGTATCACAATCAACACCTGAAACTTTTTCTCCCTTTTGTAATCTCGTCCACGCTCTGATAGCTTCAATGAAACGAAAACTAATAACAGAGGAGCCATAACGTTTATACAACCATCCGTAAGCTTCTAAAGATTCCGATACTTGCTTTACAATTTCATGCGTCCTGCATAAAATAAGCCAATCACCTTCTGTTAATCCTTTGTTTAAAGGTCTGATATTTAAGACTTTTCTCTCTCCTTCTTCATCTCTTGGCTTGTATTCTTTTGGTATTCTTCTTGATATAGACTGTGCTAATTTTGTGGCTAAAGTGTGTACGCTAATTGGGATACGATAAGACTGTGTTAAAGGTTTTATTGTATTATTTTTATCATTAGCCATCGTTATAAAATGTTCAATGTCTGCACCTGCCCATCTAAATATAGCTTGATCATCATCACCTGCTATCCATGTCTCCAATGCTCCTGACTCTTGCTGTAACATATTAACTACTTGCCATTGTTGCGCTGATAAATCTTGAGCTTCATCTATAAATAAATATTTTAATTTAGGTGCACTTTTATTTTTAATAAAGTTAACAAAGTAATCAACATACTCATACTTGTCTCTGTCTTCTTTGAACTTACGCAAATCTAAATCCATTTGTTCAATCATGTTCCGTGCGCCGTAGTTATTTAAAGTTGTTTCTCTAAATATTTTAGGCAGCCTATCTTCAGCATCGGGATACTTAGCATATGCTAAATTAATAATGTCTTGGTATTCACTTTTCGCTGTTGGCATCGCAATATCAACGCCGTTACCTTTACGCATTTTATTAACATACTCATGTCCCGTGAGCCGTGAGAGTTCGGCGTAGTCATTATCATCCATTATCTGCGACTGTTGTAATTGTAATCGCTTATACGCTAAACTATGAAGGGTGGAGAAATAAGGAAACATAATTTTCATTTGTTCTTTATTTAAGTTATCACCTTCCATAACTCTGTCTCTAATTTCTTCTGATGCTTTAACGGTAAAACTAAAGTAACCAATTTGGTTGGGTGCACATGATCCAGACCTAATTAAATCTTGAACTTTTGTTTTTAAAAATGTTGTCTTCCCTGTACCAGGAGGACCAATAACTATATATCTATGCATCTCTAACCTCCAATATACTTTTAGCTATGTAATAAGGTATCTGTGGTACCACAGCATTACCTAACGATTTAAGTCGGTGTGTCCTGTCGGATACCCCATCAGCCACTCTACCCACGTTGGGTTCAGTGTGCCACCAGTTGTTTTTATTTTTGTTTCCGTTGGCCATAGTCGTGGTTCCTTCACTTGATCCTGTAGTCGTATTTGAATTGGTTGACCGCTCGGTCTTTTCAGATGTCCCTCGTCCAACGCTCTCTTTATTCCTGGTAAATTGCTCCCTCCAGCTGCGGCGTCTGGTGTCCTCCACATCACTTGTGGAGACGGGTATACTACCTGTTCCCTCAATGTTGAATGTGTTGTTCTCCCCTTGCGGTTGTTGTCGTATTGTTTCTTCAATGCTTTCTCGCTTCTCGGTGGCAAGGAGTCCATTGCGTTCGGAGTAAGCCACTGTCCAGACTCTTTCTCTTTGGTGCGGTGCACCGATGCTAGAAGCTGAAATACTAAACGTTCTGAGAGAGTAGCCTTCGCTTTCCAAGTCCTCTTGTACGGCGTCAAGACCAAGTTTAATGTGTCCTGCAACGTTTTCTCCAATAACCCAAGTGGGCCTACATTCTTTGATAAGTCTAAAATACTCTGGCCAGAGGTGTCTCGGATCTTCAACGCCTTTTTTATTTCCAGCGACACTGAAGGGCTGGCATGGGTATCCCCCTGTGATGATGTCGATGTTATCAATTCCATCTGCTTTGAGTTTGTCATGTGTTAGCTCCTTTATATCGTTGTACACTGGCACTTCAGGCCAGTTCTTGTTTAATACTTTTGTGCAATACTTATCTATCTCACAAAAAGCTACTGTCTTAATTTGTTGTGTTGCTTCTAATCCTAAAGCAAATCCACCTATTCCACTGAATAAATCTAAATGTCTCATTAGTATGCCTCCTCTTCACTAAAGTCTTTTTTACTTAATTTATATTCTGATTCTAAAATTGTGTTAGGTACTTTCCAACAATGCTCTACATTACTATTAACTTTAAGTTTAGCTGTTGTACCTTTAAACTCTTCAAACATTTTATATTGCTCAGAGTCAGATGCTTTGGCAAATCTTTTTGTCTTTAAGAAATCTCTAAATGCTTGTGGTTTAAAAAACAAATGATCTTTCAATTCATATACCATTCCTTGAAGAACATCCTGCCTGTCTTTTGCTCCTTTATTATTAAATAGAAATATTTGTAATTGGTGTAGATATTGTCCTTTTGCTGTTACTTCTCCAGGCAACTGTATAAAATCATCCTGTTGCATATTACTCAATAATGTTTGTACCATATCCGCCCAGATAGCAGGAGCCATGGGCCGTGGGCTTTCATTCGCTTGCGCTATACATGCTTTACGATACTCGGCATGACTAGATAACTGATCAACTGTTAAGATAATAACTTTACCGTTATGCGTTAACTCATACACAGGATTATCTGATTCCCATTTCTTTAATCCATAAATTTCATTTGAAGCTGCATTACCTACTCCAAACTTCTGCGATTGACATTTAATTTTTTCGCATACAGTTTTAAACATAGGTTCATCGCAACGATAAAAATATTTCTTGTCTTCTACTTGTTTATATATTGTTAAGACTTCTCTACTAACCAAAGGTGGTTTAAAATATTTAGCGTTGTATTCATCTATTTTCTTTTCTAATTCTTCTGGAAATCTTTGTCGTAGATAAACTCCTAATTGAAACAGAGCCATGTTCCGTGAGCCTTCTGGAAAACCATCCGAAGCTAAAGTAATTAAACACGGAGGTGCTCCTTTAAAATCATCATCCTTTTTTTTGGTAGTTGGTTTTTCGATAACCACCTTGTTTAATTGCGATACGACTTTTGTTTCATAATGCTGTATAAAACTACTTAGTTCAATCAATGCCTTACCTTCGTCATCAAACGCATACCTTGTGGGAAATTCTGGATGGTTATATGGCAAGTTTAAAAAGTTGCCTGTACCTTTTGAGTTCAATTCAATTTGTTTTGGAAATATCTCACAGTCACCGTAGCCTAACCATACGGCTATCTCTTTTAATTTTATTTGCATATCTTTTGCAAGCACTGGTTCGCTTACAAATAAAAATATATGAGCTCCCCCACTTTTTGATTTACACACAACTAGGGGTATTTTCTTTTCGACAATTTTTTTAATTAATTTTTGATGATCAAATCCGTCATAGGAATCAATATCTATGGCTCCCCATTTACATTGGTTGTCATCATTAATAGGTACAATACCAAGGGAAGGTTCTTTACCTTCTAGGTGTATATTCCAGTTATCTATAGTAATAGGTT